CCAGCGATTGACTGGGCAGCTGTTGCATTTGTAACGGCCTTTAAGTTACCTTCAGAGGTGGTAAAGTTTGCACCTTTTCTTAGTGAATTCCAAGTCGCAAAGTTATTAGTCGGGCTGTCCGGCACGACATCGCTTGCGGCTAGGCCAGAAACAGCAAAGTGATTGCCATTACCACTTGTATCTGCTCCTATACCACTTGCATTTTGACCAGTGCCAATCTGCTCAAATTCAAGACGATATCCGTTGTTGCCGAAAGTTAAGCCACTTGTGTCCTTTGGCACCCAAATTCCGTTTTTAGTCTCCGCAAATTCTGTCGGCGCATAGCTTTGACCATCACAGAAATTTATGTCTGCAAGGTAGTGGTCACAGCCAGGATTGCCATTTGCAATACCAGTTTTGCCGCCCCAATTTTGTGACACGCCACTTGCATTAATAAATGACCAAGTAGACTGCGTAATACCATCTGATGTCGCTGTGTATTCTACACCGTTAACATACATTCGCAGTCTGTTTGCTTGTGTTCCTTCATTCAGATCTGCTCTAAAAACGAAGTGATACCAAGCAGATGAATCACGCCAGAGTTGATTTGTCCAGTTTTTGTTTCTACCACCCGGCAATTCTGTTTGATGCGTAATATAGTGGTTAACAAATGAAAAAAAGCTGTAAGCAGAGCCGCTAGTTCCAGCACTAAAAAACTCATTAACGCCTTGATTAGTGCTTTGATTCCACCGCTTAATCCAAAAACTCATAGTCCAAGTTGTTGAACTGCTTGGCGTTCCGGCTGTCCATTGTAAAGTGGTGTTGTCAGCGTCAGACATACGCAAAGAGTTATCAATGAGGTATGGGTAAAAGCCGCCACCTTGTGCAGATGCACCAGCAACATTAGACATTGCAAAATTATGTATTGACATTCAATAAATTCCCTACTATAGTTTATTATGCAAGAGCAAGAGTTGCAACTGCATGAATTTCAGTTGCAGACTTAACTACATAATCAATTCTATCAACACCGGCAGCAGTGGTTGTTAATGTTGGTGCTGTTCCACCAGCGAACTTCCAGTAAGAACCCCAAGATGCAGTCCTTGAACCTGTTCCGTCTTGTGTGATAAAGATTGCACCAGCCTGTCCAGCGACAAGGTTTGATGGATTTGCGAATGTAGCATTAGTGTCCAGAGTAACACTAAAGAAATTTGAATCACTCATGTCTGCTGTAATCGTTGCTGCACTTGTTAGTGCAGTAATCTCACCACTCTGTCCAGCAGTGAAGTTTTGAACCGTATCTGTCTTTGCAGTATCAGCATCGTATCCTTGAACAGATACACCAATCGCTGATCCAGCAAGTGCCGAAGTTCCACCAGCGGTAGAACCATCGTGAACTCTTAATTGTTTGTTCGTAGTATCGACAGTGATTTCACCAACTGCACCAGTAAACGCATCGTTCTCTGCAGCGGTGCCTCTACGAAATTGTACTTGTTTTGCCATTTATGAAACACTCCCGAAGTCTAAGTTAGAATCTAAAGAACCAGTGACAAGACCCCAATCTTCACCAGTTGCAAGTTTAGCACTTGTTATTGCACCGTCTTGAATCATTGCAGTGACAATTTGATTGTCTGCAATTCTACGAGCAGTTGTGAGAAGTCCTAAATGTTTGACTTCAATCTCTGAATCCTCATCTGGAGCAGAGGTAAACCGCAATGTATCATTCGTTACTGTTGTCGTAACAAGTGTATAGTTAGTTGTTGCCTTCTGAACAATACCGTCAACAGTCACAAGAATTGCACCGATAGCGAATGGTGCTTGTGACATAATATAATCTGTCTGAGATACCCCAGCAGTAAATGCATCTGTGGTAAATGATCTCAATCCAGCTTCTAGTGTTGCAGCGGTTACAGAACCAGCGGCAGGTGCAGTATTGATTGTACCAATACCACGATGAACGACATAAATTTCAGCAGTGGAAGATGGAGCTTCTGTGAAACGAAGAACCTTATATTCACTACTACCATTCTGTTCAATACTAAATGCAGCAGTTGGTTCTTGAACCACGTTGTCCAAAACCACATAAAGGTTTTCTTCATTGCCACCAGGCACTTCATTAGTAAGTGTAAAATCTACAGTAGAACCATCTCCATTAAAATCTTCTTTAACGAAGTTTGGTGATACTAGATTTGTATATGGTGCTCCAATGTAATTAGACATTATATACCCCTTATGTTACATCTTCTAGAATTGATGCAACAACATCTACAGTTGCAGCAGTAGCATATACTTGAACTTTATCATCACCATTCAACACAATCTTTTGTCCAGCCACAACTTTCAAAGCAGAGCCTGATGGAACTGGTGCATTCTTCACAATGTGATATGAGTTTGTAGAACTGCTATCATATACAACAACTGATACTTGAACAGCAGATGTTCCAGTATTCGCAACATCCAGTTCGATAAGAATTGAGTTGACGGCAGTACCATTATTTGCAGTATATACATCTGTCGGCGAACCACTTGAGGTGGAAACACTCGTTGCAAATGCATTCTTAAAATTGTTTGCCATTCTTTTATCTTCCTTTGTTTAATCTATTTATAATGATTACCCGAGCGCTACCGCCAGAGCAATACCAAATCCTTCAGTAGCTATTCTACCACCAATTGTAGGAAATGTCAATGTGCCAGTCATTGTTCCACTTGAATCTGTAATTGCACCATTAATACCAATTCCAGTATTTACTGATGAAAATTTTGTTGCTCCGTTAAATTGAACATCAACCCCAGATGTTGCATCAACTTCAGTTATATTATTACTATTAATCTTTAGGTTGCCAGTTCCATTGTGAACTACTTGTGAATGTGTACTATCGTGAAATATTTGTAAATCATCATCTGTACCAAATTTAATTCTTTCACTGGCAACACCAGTAGAATCATCAAAGTCGATAACTGTAGGAAACATTACGGAACTCAAAGCACCCTCTAGTTGTGCAATTGCTTCGACAACATCTGTTACTGCATTTCCATTCACAGAAGAAGGTAGATTTGCAATATCACCCACATCAACTGCGAGTTCATTGAATTCTACTCTCCACTCCTCAAAGGTAAAACTAGCTGGGGCGTTACGATCTGCCATTATTTCTTATCCATCATTTGTATTAATAGAGATTTAATTTCATGCATCTCTGACTTTAAACTATTTATCTCTCTTACTGCATCTCTTAGTTGATCTTTTTCTTTCTTTTTATTTTCCATCATCTTCATATAATTATCAAATGTACTTCTGTCAGTATTAATAATAGCTTTAGAGTTTTCTTCTCTTACAAGGTCACCATGACCATCTACTTTTATATAATTACTCATATTACAACGCCAATGCCAAAACTCTAAGGTTTCTAATCTTTGGCACTTCTACAGTAGATGTTGATTTAAATTCTATTTTAATAGCACAATTTGAGAATGCAGACAATCCACTAATAGTATATTCTCTTTCTCTATAGATATCTCTATTTTCGTCAGGATTGTCTGATACTGCAAGTTCTGCCTTAACATATGGAATATCATCAAAGTCTCTATCATCACCCTCAGAAGAAATCTTATAGTAAATATCTAAGATTGCTGGTTCTGGACGATTTGCCTCATACATGATTCTCAATGCAGTTGCTGGATTAGCAAGACTAAATCTTTTTGTTAGATAGTTTGCAACATTTGATGTACCCTCTGGAGCAATACCATCAAGATAATTTTCATGTTGAGTTATAGTAATTGATGAACCAGCACTTTCAGTTGTTGTTGCTGGAGTGACAGTAATAGTAGAACCATCTGCAGCAACAGATTTGATTGTGAAAGTTGTATTGTTATTAGAACTTCCAGATATAGTAATATTCTTACCAATATCCAATGTTTTAATTTCATCTCTGATTGTACCAGAAGCTGTAGCTGATATTGTTGAACCTGAGAAGGATATACCAGTTGATGCACCCAAATTCCTATCATCAATTTCTGTTACATTTATATCATTTTGTGCATAGTTAGTAATTCTATTTGAAGTCATACACAAAGAAACTCGTTCTGTATCAATCACTGGAGAAAGATATGAGTTTGTTGTTGTAAGAATTGCTTCTAGTTTTGCAGAAGTTCCACTTATAATATTATTTGTTCTTCCACCTGTTAGTTTAACAACAGCATTCTCTTCAGAGGCAATAAGATTTCTAAGTGGAGGATAATAGTTATCGTTTTCTTGAACCGTAATCACGCCCTGTTTAGAATAACCAGTAGACATACCAGTATAACGATATACTGTTGAGGTCTGTGGGAATTTAAGTTGAGATATAGAAGGTTGAACAATATCACCAACTAATTGGTATGTAGCTTTTACTGCATTTCCACCAAAGAAGTCATTACCTAAAACAGAGTTTGATCCTGTAATATCTGCGTTATCAAGTGTGATAACATAAGTGTCAATTGTAGTTTCACTAACTTGATGTTGTGCATTTAATGCTTCAGCATCTATACCCTGTGTTGTAGAATTTGCGCCATAGAAACCATCAGCTATATTACTAAAGGTTACAAAATCATTATCTTTGAATCCATGATTCTTGTGTGTTACACGAACTTTATTAGTTCCTGTTGCACACTGGAAAGGATTGTTACTCAAAGTTCTTTTAGGAAGAGCGTTATTCACAAAAATTGGATTACCAGTTGCAGTTGTATCAAACTCTGCACGATTAAGTGTAAACTTAATATCTCTATATTGATGCGGCGTCCATGTCTGTCCATTCTGTGATAGGAACAAAGTTCCCTTTAGTGGATTAGAGGACACGATACGATTATCTGTCAAGTTAGTTTGTCCAACCTCTGAGAAGAATATTCTCAACCCAGGCTCATCTACCTTGACTAAGAATGCATACTCAATATCATCCTGTAGATATACTGGAGAGTCAAATGTAAATTTTGTTGATACGGTTGCATCATCAGAAACATTTATATCTTTTACATCTAGAATTTTTTGTGTTATAATTTTATGAGAAGGATGTCCTTCAATGGTATTTACAATCTGAACAATAACGGGGCGTGTTCCAGCAGTCTGGAAGAATAAATCTATAGATGTAATGAACACACCATTTTGTCCAGCAGAAATAAATGTCTGTGCCAGTGGATCGTGTCCGCCGCCACCATCACCGCCATCACCGCCATCGCCGCCGCCGCCATCGCCGCCGCCACCATCACCGCCATCACCGATTGCCTGAGCCCAGTTTAATGATGTTCTAGAAGAAACTGCACCACGAACATCACGAGAAATAATACGAGTATCTTGTACCCTATCACGAACAAATTCAGCTCTTCTAACATTAAGAATTGTCTGTTCTCTTTCTTCAGCTATACCTGTTGCAGAGTAAATCTTTTCTGCTTTTGAGGAGTGTAGTCCTGTTTCTGGGTTATTATTAATATTATCAATCAACCTAAGAACACGTTCACCAGTTCTAAATCTAAGATTATCTTGGTTTGGAATGTAAAATACACCAGTAAATCTACCAGTATCATCTGTAATAAGATTATCAGTATCCGACTTCATTGGTGGCACTGTTGTTGTGGAAGTTGTTCCATTAATGCCTGCCAGTGTACAAGTATTTGTTGAACCATTACTAATTCTAGGAATAGTTCCCAAAAGAACATCATTGATAGCAAATCCATTTATCACATTACCAACTTTAATATCAACAGGAAGCGATGTGCTTGAATCTGAAGGATTTTGAATTGTTACATGAGCAGATGCTTGTAGTCTTTGACAAGAACCACCAGAAGTATAAGTACTAATAGTTCCCAATACACTTCCATCAATGTTTTGAATGGTAATATTATTACCACTTACACCAGTTACAATGTAGTTATTATTTGCTGAATTTCTGTAATTTAATTGTGTCGAACCACCAACACTACTAAACTGGACATGGTGTCCTACACTAATACCACTCACACTTGCAAGTGTAATTGTTGCGGTAGTATCATTAGTTTTTACTACAGCTGATACGTTTGTTGCAGTATGTACTTGGTTTTTGATAATATCACCAAAACTAAATGCTTGAACTTGTTCGCCCGCAAACGATCTTGCTGGATCAGTTGAAGCTTCGGGGCCAGGATCTTCAATATTATTAAAGTCAAAAGTATCACGAGATGAAGATGTTACTGTAAAAGTATTATCTGGGCGAAGATAATCGGTAACATTCTCATTATCAAAGAAAGCATAAACTTTTGTGTTTGGTCTCAAGTTTTGAATAATGAGTTGAATTGGGCGTGATCTCATAAATGGAATCATATTAATACCAACAATTCTATCACCAAGATTTTTGCTGTCCATAGTAGATTCTATTGTTGTTTGTAGTCCAGAACGAACTTGCCCTACTTGTTGTGTTCCGACTTGTCTAGTAGAAGTAGTTGTAAAGTTTGACAAAGTATTACCATCATTGCGATTAAAAGTACTACTCCAACTTTCTGTTCCTGTCCAAACTCTTTGACCAAACCAATCATTCTGCCAAGAGTTCCAAACAGTTCCAGTTACACCCATTTCTTCAGCAAGTTTATTGATAACATCAAAGTTATTATCATCATCAACAATAACATCAGGTCTACGAGTAACATCATTCCAATCATCAGAGTATGGAACAAGAATCATCTCACCAGTAAATGGTGCAACCTTATATGGATTTCCATCAAAACTGTCTGATGCATATGGATTTTCAATATAAGCTTCTTCTGTATAAGGAAGAGTAATAATACCGTCTTTATGTTTTTTGTATCCAGAAGAAGCTCTAGCAGAAGCGGTTGATAGGGTTTCAACCATACCAATAGTATCACTAAATGCCATTGGGCGTGCTGTACGATTTTGGAAATCTACAGCAATTCTGTAGTCTGAACTTTCATAATCGCCGATAGCATGACCAGTAAAGTTGTCTACAATAAATCCATTTTTGAGTCTGTCGTTGCCATCTTCATCTTTAATAACAAGAGATGCAGTTTCTTTTTCTAACAAATTGAGTGATGTGTAAAATTCTAGATTAGATATTCTTTTATCCAGTTTACCAATATCACGCATTGTGTATCTACGATTGTCGAATTTCTTTGTTTGAATTTCATTTAAGTCAACAACATATGGAGACATTTTAATTTCAAACATAACCATACCACCGTCTGGAGACTGTGGTGGAAGGGGATTTAGAGCTGGAACACCAGAAATAACATTAAAGTGTCCAAGTCTATCCATGTAAATCAAATCTGTTCTAGCAAGATAAAATGAGAAATCAGCAGAAAGATTTGTACCAATATGAGGCAACTCTGTAATAGATGCGGTTGCACCAGAGAATGTTCCACTGTCATCAACACGAGGTCTAAAATCAAAAGCATCTCTTAAATCAAAAGATTTTCCAGAATCTCTAGAGGTAAAGGAAGGAATGTTTTTATAGTCCAAACCAGAATATGAATCTACTGAAAAATAATCTCCAGCTCCATGTGTAAAGTAATCAAAGGTTACACGAAGTGAACCAGTAGGAACTGGTTGGCCAGGTTTAAGTCTAATAGATGCAAGATCATAATATGCATCACGCATACCGCTATCAAAAATATATCTGTTTGTTATGTCAATGGCATTAGAAGAACTATACGAACCAAAAGATGATGCCATACTAACAGAACGAAGTCTATAACCATCAGCTTTACCTAGAGTTACAGTTGTAATTGCTGCAGCAGCTGATGATGTAATATCAACTGATGCATTTTCTACCAAACTCTTTGTTTTTTCAACAGCAGCAGTCGCACTCAAGTCAATTGAAGCAATAAGTGCGATAGAGTCAGTAACCGTAATCGCATTTTGTGATAGTGAAGAAAGATTTTTTAGTTTTACTTGCAGTCCACCACTAGAAACCTCAATGTTAGTTGTTGCTAAATCTAGAACTTGATTTTGTGTTGTATTAACAGCAACATAGTTCTGAAGATTTTGTGCAGAAGAGAAGGATTCGTTTTCTTGTACAGCAAAGGTAACAGAACCACCATCAGAAGCAATAGATGCAGTAGCAGGAAATTGTCTTCTTACTGTATATGAAGTAGATTGTTCATTATCTGGATTGGTTGTAGAATCGCCCCTAATCTTTCTTAGTCTGAAGAAATTACTATCAAATACAAGGATTTTTTTATTTGCTTCAGCAATAGTTGCATTAAATCTTTTTACAGTTCCCCCAGAAATAGTTGTTCCAGCATATGAAGGAATAGTTAGTGAAAGGTTGTTTGTCACAGTAACAGGGCCAATTGGGCCTACATCATTTACAAAGATATAGTCTCCATTTTGTAACTCTGTGTTAAATAGAGTACCAACACCAGTAACAGTTGTAGAAGAATTTGTTACAGTAACAGAGCCGAACATATTTGTTTTGGTTGCACTTGTGTCTGCTATGAAGTTTGTTCCATCAAAGGATTTAACATCTCTCTCAAACGTCTTACCGTCATTCATTGAAATATCAAACAAACCTAACTTAAAACGAACCTCAGAAATTGTTCCAGTATAATCTCCATCGTGTAGAGAGAACGAACGAGCTCTTGCTGTACCAACTGCTGTACCGCCGCCAGGCTGTCCACCAAAATCATCATAAAGAGCAAGTTCCTCAAATGCATTAATGTCTGGAATGTTTATTGCGTTTTCTACAAGAACATAATTTCCTACAGGGGTTTGAATTGGTCTGTCAACTTCTCTATCAAAGGTTCTTGGTTTATCTACAGAAACGATCTGCGAACCCATAGTTTCAAGTTCATACCCCTCAACATAAGCTTTTCCAGGCGCTATTGAAAATGCAACTTTAGATTCCGCCCCGCCAGAACTTTCTAGAAAAACTCCACGATTGCTTCCATCGTTTAGGTGTTCTCTTTTTTCTAAACTAAATGGACGAACTTCATAGTTACCACTTTCATCGTAAGTTCTACGAGCAAGGGTGTGTTCTAAAACAGAGTAATCTGCATACTTTGTAAATTTTTGCAGTTCACCATTTTCTACACGAGCGAGTTCAATAAAGTCTGTATCATCTGTTGCAGTTAGTAATTTTTTAGTAAGTGTTAATGTGATTTTGAATCTGTGAGCGCCAGGGGCATTAACATTAGAAGAACCTTGTGCATTATCAAGAAGAGAACTATCCTCTTCTGGTGTGACAAAATTTTCAGAAATTTTCCAACCAATACGATATGTTGGGGTATTACTATATTTGTCTAATAGAATAACTTGTTCTGAATTTTCGACAAAAAATCCGTTTACAAAATAAACACCCTTGTGAACTAAGAACGCAGAACCAATACCAACAGATCCACTAGCGCCTTGAATAGCAGCAGAGCGTTCTACAGTTTGATTTGTTGTAAGTTTGAAGTTTGTAGTTGTAGTGTTATTTGCATTGGTAGAAGTAATTGTTTCACCAACACCAAACTTTTGAGTAATACCATCAGTACCAGTATTCTCATATTTAACATAAAGAGTAAGAGGGTCAGTGTCATTTGCAGCAACAGTTCCAATAACTCTTGCCTTTAGTCCAGAAGTTGCTGAAACAATAATCTTGTCTAAAAATTCTGTTCTATAGTTTTCAACAGTTTGTGCATTAAAAATAGAATCTAGCTTTATATAATCATATTCTTTATCATAATTCATATCGCCAGGAATTACCATAGAACCCTGTTCAAATATATGTTGTCCTAGTTTATTAATTTGCTCCTGTAAAATAGTTTGCAGCTGCGTAAGCTCTCGTGCTTGCACAGCGAAACTTGGACGAAACATTACACGATGAAAATTTTTATTCGTAGCGTAATCGTCATTGTATGGAGATACATTAAAGTTAGTTAGCGTTTCAGCCATTTATATACACCTTTTCAATTAGAATTCTATAACAATTTTAATATCTTCTGTCTGATCTGAAGCACGAGATATTGGTCTTCTGTTTTCTACATAAAGAATTTTACCACTATCTGGTTGTAACTCTGGATTTGCATAACCGTTTGCATCAAAAGATAGAGTGTTACCACCAGCAAGTGTTACTGGATTAGTAGATGGTTGTGCTGGAACACCAACAGAACCAGAGGTAGCGCCAGTTATGTCTCCAGCACCACTGAAGGCAACATAATCGCCATTAGTATTTACGCCATAGTTTTCCCAGCGTTCTTGTAGGTAGTATAGAATTTTGTTTGTTGCATCATATTCAACAACTCTACCTACTGCACCAGTAGTTGTTTGTGAGATTTTTTCATCTGGTTCAAATATTGTAGATGCTGAAGAGAATGCAACCGCATATGTTTGTCTTGCAGTTGTTCCATTATATACGCCACTACCACCATTAGTAGTTGGATCAACAACAATACCAACTTCTCTAAAATCATTTCCTACAGCAAAGTCATCGCCTTCTGCTTGTTCTAGTTTAGCATTGAGCATAACATAATGCCCACCAAGTTCAGAAATACCATTATGGCCGTGTCCAACAATAGGAGAGATAATGGGGATTATAGAACCAGAAGTTCCAGCACCAATATTTCCAGCTGTGGTTAGTGTGTTGTTAGTATAGATATCAGTTAAGTCAACTACACCATATGTGTAACGAGAACCAGAATTTTCTACTTGAGTATTTGTTGCAAGAGAACCGAAAGCTTGGATTTCTCCACCAGATACAACAATTTTAACAATACCACCAGAACCATCGCCACGAATAGGAGAATAGTAAGTTCCATTTGTGTAACCAGAACCGCCTGTTACCTTTACAACTTTAATAGGAGCACCATTAAATGGAGTAGTATCACCAGAGTTTGTTTCTGCATCGCCAGAAACGGTAGAGTTGGTGTTTACTGGAATAAAGTCAGTAGTAACAAACTTTTGAATTTGTGAAGTTGTCAATGTATACATATATTGAAGATAATATCCGCCCTCAAAAAATGGATCTGACTGAGTTGTTGTTGGGCCCGATGCACCAGCAGTAATTGCTGTTCCACCATTATTATCCAATACTTTATAAACTTTGTATTCATCAGTTATAAAATAAAATGTAGAATCAAATAGATTACTCGCACCAGAAGTTGTTGTATTTGATGAACTGATATTGTGTTCGTACATATCATATGTAGTATTATTTGCATAGTTTCTACGAGGAATTACATATGTAACATCAGTAGTTCCAATACGTTTTGCAGCAATCATTGAATCCCACTTGTAGTTATCAAGAGTAATAGTGTCAGCTGGAACAGGTGGTGTTGTGTCTGAACCACCACTAGTTAAACTGGTAAAGGGTGAAGTCTTACCAATAAACAAATAGTATGTTGATGCAGCAGTTTCAGAGAATGACTCAAAGAACTGTTCTGCATTATGTTGTCTGAATTTTTCAGTAATAATCGCTGCCATTGTTTTTTCCTATAATCTTATTTATTCTGCTTCTACAGCATCCCAAGAGGTCGTTTCTTCATTCCATACATATGAATCATCATCGGAGTCTGGATGAGCAACAGGAGCCTCCCATGTTTTACTTGTTGTGTTAAATGTCCAAGATGGATAAGGACTTGGGTGATAAAAATAATCATCATCACTATTATACAAATCGCCTACACCGGCATACTTGTCTCGTTGACTTCCATCTCTGAATGTTTCAATCCATTTTCCAGGCGAGGTATCTGTAAAACCAGTAAAGAAATCCTCATCAACAGTTTTTACTTCAACTACTTTACCCTTTAATATTTTTGCGTAATGTGCCATGTTACCTTCCTATTATAATGTGTATCTGATAATGATAACACCATCAGCACCATCACCACCTGTTCCGAAAGTGGAAGATGTTCCAGAAGCACCACCGCCCCCACCACCAGTGTTTGGATGAGAAGCATCGTTACCATTATTATATGGACTATCACCGTAACGGCCCTCAGCGCCACCACCGTTTCCACCTATTGGAGCATTATTACCAGTTCCATAGGCACCAGCACCACCGCCACCAGCGAACCATACATCTGAACCGATTACTTCACCAACAGAGTTTGCAGTTGCTTCTGAGGTGGATATGATTGTAGAGATAACACCGTTACCACCGTCACCAGAAGTTCCACCAGAACCGCCATCGACACCAGCAGCGCCGGCGCCGCCACCACCACCGCCACATTGGGGTGTGCTGCTGTCGCTGCCTGCTCCTCTACCACCATCATTACCTTGTCCAGATGTCCCAGAGCCAGGAAGTCCAGAGACATATGGAGATGCGCCGGCACCACCAGAACCACCGCCAGAACCACCGTCTCCAGCATCGTTCTGTTGGTAGAATGAGCCATAACCACCACCAACTGCTGACACAACTGTTGTGGATGATGGGTTTACGATAGTAGAGTTTCCACCTTGAGTTCCAAAAGTATAGGCGACACCAGTGCCTCCAGCACCAACATTAATTGTCCATGTTCCAGCGGTGAGTGTTAATTTAGATTGTGTTGAACCACCAGTAGCCGTTGCATCGCCAGTAACAGAGGTTAGTAGTCCACCAGCACCACCGGCACCGCCACGGAAATTACCACCACCGCCACCTCCACCAGCGACAACAAGATACTCTACATCTGATATTGATGTTCCTGCTGGTATTACGAGGTTTGTAGATGATGCAGTAAAGATATGTGTTTTTTCATTACCGTCTGTTAAAATAGTTCCACCAGTAGGGAGACTAGATACAGTAAATGATGTAGCGGTTGATGTTCTACTATCACTATTTGTAACTGTTACATCAACA